ATTCACTGGAAGGTACGCTACTGACCCTTATTTAACGTTTCCCAACGCATTTTTAACATTCGCAAACACTTTGTGGCACGGTTTTTGCTGGGTCGCCACTTTACCGTTTTTTAACATTTCGCAACCCACTTTGGCACGGTTTTTGCTATGGCTCACATTTAACATCTTTTGCACAAGTTTGGCACGGTTTTTGTTATGCGTGTGCGCTCGTGAAATTGTTTCACGTGGAACACTGCCACACCGATGCACGAAATAAAATGTTTCACGTGGAACACAACTGTTAAACAAAGTTAAAAGAATAATTTAACACAAAATAACATGCCAACCGCTTGCAGGTGAAATAAAATGCTTAACTTTGCAGCGTGTTAAACAATTAAATACTTATCAAAATGAAAACAACTGACTTACTTTATCAAGATCAAAGAGTGTTGAACGCATTGCAAGAAATGTTGTTGCAGACTAAGAAACACGTTGAATTTTTGGCGGCAAATGCGCCTGAAATTCGTACAAGTTTGGAAAGCATCGCCGAAAGCCTGCAAACGGGGTGTGATATTTTGGAAAATCAAATCGTGTTTAACAGTGATACACGAAACAAGTTTGCAAAAGAAGTTGCTTGCAAAAATCAAGCGTATGACTTTATAGTAACTGAAAAACTCATCGGGCGTTTCAAAACCTTTTGTGAATGTTACCCCACAAACTTGTACATCGGTTTAACGGGCGTTGAAACATTGCAGGACAAATAACAATCAGCACGGCACAAAGAAAAGGCGGTAACAATCAGTTGCCGCCTTTCTTTTTATCCTGCCTTGCAGTTACTCAATATATACCCCGTCAGACAAAGCCGTGTATATCATTTCTTGTTCTTCTGTGAGCATTTCGGCGGTGTGGATAGGTGTAACATCATCGAATATATTAAACCCTCTGAAATCGCCTAAAATGCCCGTTTGTCGGTCGGTGTTTCGTCCGTTGCTTGCGCTCTCGTACCACTTGCAGTAAATGTAAGGTTCTAACCCGTAATATAACATTTCGTTCCAATCATCGCCGCCCACGGTTTTAACTTGGGTGCTTGGCGAAAGGTATATTATTTCGCTGCTTGGCTCTGTTTCCTCAACTTGGAACACAACGCCGTCACAACTCAAAAGCGCAACCCCGTTGCCCGTCACCACGTTTATAACGTACTGCAAAGCTATCGTTTTACCTGCATAATCTGTATTGAGGTTTACAAACCCTGCAAACGGCAAAAATAGTTGTATTTCGCTTTCGTAGTCGGTGTTGTCCTCATTGTGCGCTGGTACTACCGCCGTGCCGAAATCAAGCGTTATTTTGTCTTGCGCTGGTTGCTGGCACGCAACGCCCGTATTAAAGTTGCCGCATCGTATTACATCAGTGCTAAACGGCGTTATATCCGTGTAAATTCTTTTGATACGGTTAACATACTCGCCCAAATCCACATTTTCGCCGCCGTCCGTGAAATAACGCTTTGCGGCAAATTCTTTCAGATTATCAAGCGTTACAAGATACACGTTAATAGAGCCGTATTGTTTGCCAACTACCTCAACGGGAAAACACTCGCCCACTATATTAACCCGACTATAATCACTGCTATTTGCAAGCTGGTACGAAATTGTCGCCTTTCGCTTGTCGCCCGAAATCGTAAACGGGGTTTTAGTTTCCCGTCCGCCTTTGCGTGTCGTGACGCTTAAATAGGTCGTTCCGTCCGTGTGAAATTCGGTGTTTGGGTTCGCATCAAGTTCAACCGTTATAAGGCTGTCAAAATCCACATAATCGGGTAACGGTTCTTTGCTCGTGCAATTCGTTAGCGACTTTGTAAGCGGCAAAGTACGTATATATGTGCCCGTAACCGTAACCGAATAATCGCCGCCCAAATCAGTAATAACGGCGGTTGCCGTCACTCGTGTTGACGTGCTTTTTACCTGCATATCTTGCGTTGTCGGCTCGCCGCCCGTGTTGGTGTAATGCACTTGCGGTTTATCAAGTCTTGCTTTAATATAAGACGGGGTTTTTACGGTTATGGTTAGCGTTTCCCCGTCCCACTCGTGGCTTTCCTCTGTCCCGTCTATGTTGTTAGTAACCGTTGGCGTAACGGGTTCGGGTATCGCCACTACCTCGCCACTAATAACAACGGGTGTGTTAACATCTAAATCGGTTATTTGTGTGGTAGCCGTGTTCCCGTCAACGGTCAACGGCGTTTCTGGGGTTACTTCTTTACGGGCAGCGTTAAAAGTGATAGTATCGTTTTTACGGGGAACATTTGTACCCACATTAACCCCGTATGCCTTTGTATATGGACTTTCGGCTATCAATCCATCGTATTGCGCCATACGTTCAAAACCAATCGTTCCGGGTATTTGTGACCACATATAACCGTGCGGATATTGTGCGGTCGCTTCTGAATACGGCGTTAATTCATAATCGGGGCTTATATATAGAAAAAATATCGTGTCCCCGTTATCGTCAACGCCGTATTTTAGCGCATATTCTTTGTTAAACCCCGTAAGGTATGCGCTAACGCTATGAAAGTCGCTTCTTGTATCATTCAGTGTCATTGTCGTTACCTTTTAATGTTACCATAATAATGCCGCCCGTTTCATTGAGTAAGCCCGTATTTGCAAACGGCACTTTCTCAAAATTCGGGGTGCGCCTGTAAACCGTTTCACGGTTGGAAATATACGGGTCGGGGTTGTCGCTTTCAGATACACACCCCGTTGCCGCCAAAATCTCGCTTTCGTAGGTTTTGAGTACATCAACACGCAATACAAGTTCGTAGGCGTTGTTACCCTCAAAACTTACCCTATCCACGAAATAATAACGCCCCAAATCGGGTATATAACAATAATTGAAAGTCGGTCGGGGTTGCTTTCGTAGTGTTACGGTCGGGCGCAACACATCAAAAGTTTGCCGCAAATCTCCCTCAATCGCCGTAAACGTGCCTAACTGCTTGTTTACCGTGTTCGGGTGTCCGTTGTATGAATAAAAGTTTATCGTTGTCATATCGGTAAGAAAAAAAAGGCGGTGCGGTGCGCTTTCACCTGCACCCACACCGCCCAAAGTTAAACAATCTAATACCTATTGAGTTACTCAATAAAGAATACTACAAAGTTTTCGTTTGTATCGTTGAAATACCCGGCATCAAACTTGTAATAGTTGTTGAAAAACTCTGCCTTTGCGTTGTAGTTCGTTGTTACCCGTCTGTCAAGATTGCAAACGCCCAACGCATCACGATCGAACATTACGCCCAACACGCCCGTAATTTCAACGTCTTTGCCGCCGCTTTCCTTAACCTTGATATGCCCCGTGTTGGCGAAATCGTAGTTCTTTCCGCTGCCCTGCCAAAAAGGTACGGTTTCGGCTTGCGGCAAAAGCACATCGCCACGGTTGAACGTGTCGGAATAAAGATAGGTTTGCGCTGCCTTTGCAAAGTCGGACAAAAGTACAACGTGCAACATATCTTTCGGCGTAAACCGTTCCTTGCCGCCAACATTGAACACGGTCGAAATGCTTTGCAGGCGGTCGGCGTAAGTTCCCATTACGTAAGATGCAAAGCGGATAAAATCGGGGTCGGTTATCGCCTTTGCCGCTGTCAGTGCGTTAGGGTTCGGGGTCGGGTTGGGTGTGCCTGGTGTTGCAGGGAAATACTTGTCATTGTACAACTTCAAAAGGTTTACACAACGTGCCGTGCTTGCGCTGGAAAGGTCGGCATTGGTTAAGTTGCCTGCCGTACCGCCAAACGCAACCGCATCAGCCAAAACCGTTTCCGCAATCATGTTGTTAATTGTGCGCATAATCAAGGCGTCTGCCTTGATAGTCATTGACTTTTCAACGGCTGCATAAATCATCGAAATAAAGCCGTTAAGTTGTGCGGCGTTGCTGAAACTTTCCTTAACCTGCCTTTCGGTGATTGATACAGGCACTTCAAACGTAACCTTTGAGTTGAAAAACTTTGCGGTAACGGTCGGTTTGTGGAAAACATCTTGGTCGTAACTCTGTCCGTCCTGCAAGTTCCACGTGTCGTTTTCCTCGGCTTCGGGAACATCGGCACTTATTTTCTCCAATACGCTGCCAAACTCCCACGCATCCATTAAAACGCTCGGCACTTTGCCCGCATAAGGTCGGTTTACGAAAATCACCTTGCCGATATGGTTTACAAGTGATTTAACGTAATTATCCACTGCATTTTGGTTAAACACTTCCGTGCCTAAATCCACAATACCCGTCAAATCATCGGCTACAATGTCAGTACGCCCCAACACTTCACCCGAAACGCTGTTAATAAGCGTGTAAATCTGTTTTACTTCCATACTGCTAAAAATTAAAATTAGTTATTCGTAAATACTCGTTGTTAATTCTCTTACAAGTGCAAAGATAATGTTTTTTCTCCAATTATCACGCCTTAACTGCAATTCTTTTGCAATTTCACTTGAAATTGATTTGCTTGCGCCCGTTCCTTTGCTGGTTTCGGTCGTTTTGCGGCTCTCTGTGCGGTTTCTCTCATCGGCGGCGGTCTTTCGGTCGCTGTCTGAAAAATCGGTATCATTAAACGCCTTGTTTGCGCCCGTTTCGGTGTTGTCCGTGCTTTCCTGCAAAGTTACGGTTTCTGTCCGTTCAATTTGCCCCGTTACGGGTGTCAGTACATCGTAATCGGCAAGCATCGCCTCCGCTTCACGTTCCCAGCCTTGCACGTTTACCGCAATCACCGCCGAAACAACATCGCTTGCGTTGTCGCTGATTATGCTGCTTACAACGGTCTTGCCGCCGTACATCAGTAAGGCGTAAGCATCTAACTTTGTCGGGTCGGTATCGCCGAAAATAGCGGCGTACTCTGTCGGATATTCAGTCTTGAAAACCGTTTCGAATATCCCGTTACCCTTTGTAAATAGTTCGCTGTATTTCATTTCTCATCGTCTTTTGTTTCTGTTTCCTCTGTTTCCTCTGTTTCCTCTGTTTCGGTATCGTTACCGTCCGTTTCCGTTTCCGTTTCTTTCGTTTCCTCTGTTTCGGTCGTTTCGGTGTCGTTTCCGTCTGTTTCGGTGTCGTTTCCGTCTGTTTCGGTGTCGTTTCCGTCTGTTTCGGTGTCGTTTCCGTCTGTTTCGGTTGTTTCCTCTGTCGGGTCGGGTTCGTCTGTCGGGTCGGGGTTTTCCTTTACCGTTTCCAAATCAGCCGCCAAAGCGTTGTAATTATCACGTTCCAAACCCCAACTTGAAGCAAGTTTAACCGAAATTTCGGTGTCGAATATTTCGTTAATTTTCTCAACTGCATTTTGTCTTTCTTTTAGCATATTATCCACATACGGCAAAAGTACATCTACATTCATTGATACCTCGCCCAAATTTAGGCGTTCCCGTTTCATGTTGTAGTTTGCATTTAGCCCCAATTCGTTGTACATACTCGCTTTGTAGTATTGTACCAACTCAATAAGTTGCGTAATATACACGCTGTTTGTTGTCGGTGCGGTCTGCATATTAACGCCTTTGAAAAAAGCGTTTTCCCCGATAATTGAAAACTCGCCGTCTTGTATCTTGCGCAAAAATTCCTCGGCACTCTGTTTCGTCTTGTCATCGCTGGCACTTATAAGCATTGTAATTCGGGTCAAAATGCTTGCCGTGTTCAACGAAATAAGCCCGTCAGTATATAATACCGCATAACGCCCAATAAGCGGCAAAAGGCTTTCGCCGTTGCTGTCATTCTCAATCAAAACCCCGTCTTTCTGAATATCGTAGGTTTTGTTTAACTTTAATGCAGGGTTCGCCACGGTGTAAAGCGTTGCCCGTCCGTAAACATCGGGTTCGCCGCCTTTTCCGCCCGAAAGCGCATACAAAACCCCGTCCACGCTGGTAACAAAGGCGTTGCCCATGGTCTGCAAAAGCCGCTCCAATTCTTTTTGCGGTATGCTGTCGGGCAAACCCTCATACTCAAACATACTTTGAGTTTTCGCCAACGTGTTCGCCATAAATTCAGTTACGGCGGTGTCTTTGTCACGTATTTGTTGCTGGTATAACTTGTAAATATTATCTTTCCTTTTCATCGGTCAAAACTTTAATTAGGGTTGTAAGTTCGGCTAACACTTTCGTATTTTCCGTAATCGTGTCTTTTAGGTGTTCCGTTTCTTCTTGGTGCGCCTGCCTTTGTTTCACCATATACCAAAACAATGCGCCACACATCACAATCGGAAAACCCAAACTTGAAATGATTTGAATAATAGTATTTGCGTCCATATCAATAAATTTTTAGTTCCTATTGCAAAGGTAGTTATTTATTTCATAAAACGTGCGGTTCGGCACGAAATTTACACCAAACCGCCGTTATTTTCATTTAAGCGAAACAATGTTTGTCTTTGCGCTCGTAATTAAATAATTGCGTACTATTTCGCCGACTTCGTTGTCTTGGTAGAAAACTTTGTCTATTGCGAAAAACCGTGCAACTTGTTGCTCAACATAACTTGCGGTGCTTAACAACTTGCGTTTGTAGTTCGGTTTGCCGTTCATTTCAAGCGAATAAATAAGGCTGTTTTCCTCATCTTTTATCGGGGTTGTCTTTGCGTGTATGTACGTGAAACACTCGTTACCCACTTGGATAATGTTACCTTGCAAAACTACATCGTTAAACTTGATGTAGTACACAAACAACACATCTTGCGGCTTGTACTTGCAAGGCAAATGCGGATATACGGCAAGTTCCCACTTACCGCCCGTAATCATCTGCAAATTTTGATTGTCAAAACAAAAGTATTTGTTACTTGCTTTGTGCTGTACTATCGTGCTGCAATACTCCACCGCCACGATTGCGCCGTGTTCGCCAAACCGATATATATCTATCGTTCCTTGCTCCATAAACGGCACTTGCTTCAAACCCATTTCCGTAAAGTACGGGCAAAACTTGTTTACGGTGTTCCCCAACATAAACACTTTAACATCGTTGCGCTGGCGTATTATCGTACTCAAAAGGTTCATAAACAACATAAACTCATCGGGCAAATAATACCGCCGTGTCAAAAACTCGTCAAAGACTATCGTTGTGATATTCGGGTAACTGCTGCTTTTTTCGTGTTCCTGCTCTGAAAGGCAAAACCCGTAACAAAACGGGGTCGGGTCGGGTGTCCGCTTGTTTTTCTCTGCATCGTAGTAAGATAAAAACCACTTGTTAGACATATAAAACACTTCATTAAATTTGCCCTCTGTCAGTTCCTCAATAAGTCCGTTTGCCACGTGATTTGCAAACAGACTTTCGGCACGTTTGCCCCGTAAATCCTCACGCCAACGGCGTATATATGCCATTTGTTTGCCCGTTTTGATATAGTTTTCCAAACCATATTTTAAGGCTGCATAAGTCTTGCCGTTTGAACGCTCGCCAAATATCACGTTATAATCGGCGTTTTTGCTTAAAATCGCTTTCAAGTCGTAAAATTTCGGCTTGTCTGTCTTTGTCTTTCTTGTTGTCATACTCTTATTATTTTAGTCCTTAAATTTAATACCTCGCAAATAATTTATGTACATAACCGAAAGGGAAAGGCTGTATCCGGTCGGCTCTAAATGTACGCCCGTGCGTTCGTTGTAGTGCGCCGTGCTGCCTTTGTAGTCGGTTATCTCGCCTTGTATCTCGTAGTCTATGTACGTATGTATGTTTTTGCCCGTTGCCGCTGGCGGTATATCCAAATAGTTGGTGAACGCATCGAATATCCCGTTTGCCCCGTACTTTTCAATAAGATACGGTATTGCGGCTTTCTTGTTTACGCCCGAAACGGTTAAACTGAAATCGTATGCCCGTCCACCTGCTTTTAGTGCGTTCGGTTCTTGCACCATGTAGCGTTTTGCGCCCAAAGTCTTAAACCTCGTATATGTGCCTTCAAAATCCCACACGCCCAAAGTCTTTGTTATGCCTTTCATCGTTTGCGGCTCGCAAAGCGAAAACGGCAAACCGTGGTACTTACAAGCGGCTCGCAATTTCATTTGCACCTGCATATTATAAGCCTCGAAATACGCTTCATGCGCTTTGCCGTTCATTATTTTAATGCTGTCGGTGTCGCTGTATATGTAATCGTCTTTTGCTTCATGTATGCCCGTGAAAAGGTTGCGCCGTGCGTATGCGGTTACGAAAATACCCCAAGGATAAAACATGAAGCGGTTTTTGCTGGTATTGTACTTGTATAAGAGTTCCTGCTTTTGTTCGGCTGTCATTGAGTTAATATCCCATTCGCCGTTATATGTAAACTCATCACGCAAAGGATTGGTAACACTCATACCGTAACAACTGTTTAACATTTCCTTGCTGTTTAGGTACTCCACTTCTTTGCCCTCAACGCCTTTTAATTTCGTCTTGCTTTCGTACAAATGCAGGATAGACTTTACAAACGGGGTCGACAAATAATCTTTCTTGTAACAATACATTTCGCCAACACGCATACTTTCCCACGTGTAAAAGTTTTTGATTATATTAAAGTCCACATCGGTAATTGTCAGTGCTATTTTTGAAGCCGCCACGATACGCCCGTTATTTTCGCACGGGTTTTCTTTCACAAAACATTTGCTTGCCGAAATCGGGTTGTCTTGCGTTTCGCTGGCAAATATGTTGGTAAACTCAATATCGAATACGCAACAATACTTTGATATTAAAAACTCAAATTGCGCCATACTCTTAACCGTGATTGCAACGCCTTGCGACATCGGATATTTTTCCGCTATCATTACGTACGGGTAACTGCTTGTAAAGTCGTAACTATCCACGTTATACATTATTTCGTCTGTATATTCGGCGTTTGCGTGTGTGAAACCGCCGGCAAACGCACGTTGCAGCATATTAAATTCATTCATACCCGTAATTTGTAGTTCCTGCATCAGGTTTACATAGTCCCAATTTGGTACGGTCTTTCCTGCATCGCTTTTTTCACGCAAACAATGCGCACGGCAATACTTGCGCACAAACCCCGTCTTTGTCATCGGTATGTGCGTTATCCCCTTGCTTTCCTCGATACGTTCTTGTATGTAGCACATCACTACTTTAATATCGTTTATGCAATAATGTATTTCCGCATCAGTCAGCGGCGTTTCGCTGTGCCTTATTTGCTGGTAGTCCAAATCGCCAACGGCTTTTGCGCACTTGTATTTCATAAGTTGTTCGCCCAACTTTGCAAGCGAATACCCCGAAAGCAAGTAACTGCAACGAAACTCAATGTTGCCCGTTGTTATCGCATAAATCGGTTTGCGCAAATCAATACTGAAAACCCGTTGCCACTCAAACCACTTGCGCAAAAACTGAAATTCGTATGAAAGGTTATGCACATACACAATAAGGCGCAATTTGTCATTCAGCCCTAAAACCTCGCTTACGGTCTGCATCATCGTGACAAACTCGCCCCACGTGCGCCCCATTATCGTATATCCGTTTATTCCAAACTGCCAAACGTACATTATTGCGGCTTTCTCTAATTTCGCCTTGCGCCCGTTCCCGTCCTGCATACGCTGCATTTGCTCGTAGGTGTACGCCCGTCCGTCCGTATCACGGTAAAAACTTGTAGTTTCAATATCAAAGGCGCACGGTATGTTATAAAACCTTTCGCCCTTGCTGTTTCCTATAATGTTTTTTTCATTTACGGCGGCTTTCAGTATTTCGTTTATTTCGGTCGGGCTGTTTATTCTTTCTTGTAACTCAAAAGGTATTTTTTTCATAACCCAAACTTATTGAAATTTCGCAAAATGCGCTCTATATCGTTTTGCATATCATCCATTGCGTCCGCAACCTCATTTGCTTGCCGCTCTATCTCTGCATCAATCGCCCGTGATATGCTTTGCGCTTCACTTTCTATTTGGGTGCTTATATCGCTGGCGCTTTGCTCCATTTCGCCCGTGAAATCCTTGTACCGCATCAAATACCGTTCCACGAAATCGCTGTCTGAAACGCTGCTTAACTTGCCTTGCAAGTTCCTTGCCATTAAATTGTACTCATCGGGCGTTAAATCGTACATACGTTGCAGGTGTTGCCCGTACTGCCTTGCACCTTGCGCCGTACTGGTTGGCTGGCGTAAAAACGAAATCGCCTTGCCGTACTCAATTTTTAGGGTGTTCCAATCGCCTTTCATTGAAAACTTGGTAAACCCTTTTATATCGCCTTTGTTTAACGCTTGCACGGCTGGTGAAAGTTGTCCGTTTTGCTCTATGTTTTGAATACGGCGGTTTGCCATTTGAAAAACCCTTGCAATCTCTTTTCTATATTCAGGGCTGCTTTCAACTGCTTGCAAAATCTCTTTTTTGATTTTTGCCCGTTGGGTTGCTCCAAATACAGAGTTTGTAAATTTAATCTTGTAACCTAACTTTACCATAACGGTATTATATTAAATAGGGGTTACAAACATTGCAACCCCTACAAAGTTAAACATAACTTTCCAAACTCTTACAAGTCCACAAACGAAATAGAGTAACACTTCTTGCTGTGGCTCTCGTACTCGTAAATCGTGTACCCAACTTTGCCGTCTTTGATAGTTTGCACCGCCTCATCATCGGCAAGTATTTCACGCACCGTTTCGGCGGTGTGGTTTGGTAGGTTCACCAACCGTTTGTTTTCCTCATCAATAATTACTGGGCTGTCGCCTAACTGGGATTTGTGTACGTAAAGCCCATTGATTTTGTGTACCACATCTTTACCACCCTCGTTTTCAGAGTTGAAAATATCTGCTAACTTGGTGTACTGAAAATCGGTTGTGTCAATCCCGAAAGTTGTCTTGTTAAACTTACTTGCAAAACTTTTCATTGTAGTAATCTTTTTAATTGTTAAACTTCTTGTTATTTGTTATTCGGCTGTTTGTCCTTGCGGTTCGCCGTCAAACGGCAAGTTCGGTTCGGGGTTTGCTTGCGGCTTCAAGTCCATAAGCCACGCACGAAAGCGGTTTATTTTCATAACCGCACGTTGGTCGCGGCAAACTTCGTTACACGCCATAAGGCTACCCAAAGCCGACAAAGCGGCAAAACTAAACTCGTCAAATGCGTTTCTTTTTTCTTCCATTGTAGTAAACTTTTAATTGTTAAACATAGACTTCTTAAACTTCAAAGTACCGTTGTGTTTGACTACCGTTGTATCGGTTGTTATTATCGTTGCTTTGCCCCGTACCGTTGTACCCTTTGAAACGCTACAACCCTGCAAGATTGCAGATAAAAACAACATCGCACCACATACGGCGAAAATCATAACACACATTGCAACTTCTTTAATTGCTTCTTTCGGTTGCTCTCTGAAATGCTTTATTAATTCTTTCATCTTTTCAAATGTTTAAGTAACACGTTGCAAAGATACAACTTTTTTTCTAACATACAAGCATAAGCGCACAAATTATTTTCGTTTTAACTTTTCTTAACTCTTGGTGTTGTGTTCCACGTGAAACATTTTATTTCGTGCATCGGTGTGGCAGTGTTCCACGTGAAACAATTTCACGAGCGCACACGCATAACAAAAACCGTGCCAAACTTGTGCAAAAGATGTTAAATGTGAGCCATAGCAAAAACCGTGCCAAAGTGGGTTGCGAAATGTTAAAAAACGGTAAAGTGGCGACCCAGCAAAAACCGTGCCACAAAGTGTTTGCGAATGTTAAAAATGCGTTGGGAAACGTTAAATAAGGGTCAGTAGCGTACCTTCCAGTGAAT